AGTCTCTCAGATTGATAGCTGGGTTAACAACGTAGGTTCTGATGGTCGAATGCATGGTCGTGTTATAACTAATGGGGCTGTGTCTGGAAGGATGACACATCAGAGTCCTAACATGGCACAAGTGCCTGCTGCTAAGAAAGACAAGAAGACTGGCGAGTTGTTATGGGGAGCTGCTAGTTCTTTTGGTACTGACTGTCGAGCTTGTTGGGTAGTGGAAGAAGGTAATATGTTAGTAGGGATAGACGCTGCTGGTTTAGAGTTACGAATGCTTGCACACTTCATGAATGACCCTGAGTATACTAAGCAAGTCTTAGAAGGAGATATACATACATACAATCAAAACATGGCTGGTCTATCTACACGTGACCAAGCTAAGACTTTCATATACGCTCTGATTTATGGCGGAGGTGCTGCTAAGATAGGAGAGATAGCAGGAGGCTCAGCGCGTACAGGTCAGAACCTCGTGGCTAAGTTCATGAAGAACCTACCAGCTTACGCTAAGTTAAAGAAACGAGTCTTGACACATATGCGTAAGTATGGTACATTAGGAGGACTGGATGGGAGAAGGCTTCGAGTGGAGTCAGAACATTCAGCATTAAATTTTCTTTTGCAGTCTGCTGGTGCTGTTGTTATGAAGCAAGCACTAGTCATACTGGATAAGAAACTCATTGATCATAACATATGGTACAAGTTTGTAGCTAATGTGCATGATGAATGGCAGATCGAAACCACCAAAGCAGATGCTGAGTTGGTCGGTCAATTAGGATGCCAAGCTATTGAAGAAGCTGGTGTCTATTTTAAAATGAATTGCCCTTTAGCTGGTGACTACAATGTTGGTACCACTTGGGCAGAGACTCACTAGAGTTTCCCTAGGAAACTTTGCAATTAGGTCTAGTGAATAATCTTATATTAAGAGGAAAAATCCATGCAACACGAATCTTTGAAAATTACCGCGACTGCTTTCTGGTTCTCATTCCTAGAGAAGAATGAAATGTCTGAGAAGTATCAAGTAGATATTAGCCAGTTAGCTGAAGCACAGGTGGATCGTTTAGAATCTATGGGTGTTAATGTCAAGAACAAAGGCGATGATCGTGGTTACTTTGTAACTGCTAAGTCTTCCAAGTTTGCTCCACGAGTAGAGGATGGTGACGGCTTTGCTATGACAGACCCTGTAGGTAATGGCAGTGCTTGTACCTTTGTTGTTAAGCCTTATGACTATAACTTCCGAGGCAAGTCTGGCATTGGCTTAGGTCTTTCTAAAGCACGAGTAGATGATCTAGTAGTGTACGAGAAAGAAACAACTTCTATCGACGACATCCCTAGCCTATGATCCTTCTCATTGACGCAGACATACTATGCTATCGTATAGGATTCGCCTGTGAAGATGAGAGTAAGAAGGTTGCTTGTAGAACTATGAGTAACTTTCTTACAGACATCATCGAAGATCTGCTAATGGATTCAGATGATGAAGAGAATGAGGTTGAACTTTATCTAACAGGTAAAGGTAACTTCCGCTTCGACTACGCTGTTACTGCAGAGTATAAAGGTAATCGAAAGAAGAATAAGAAACCTCGCCATCTAGCTACGCTTCGTGACCACTTGGTTGCGGAGCATGGCGCTCTCATTACAGAAGGTGAAGAGACTGACGATCGTATAGCAATTAGAGCCACGCAGATTGGTGATGCTTCTATCACTGTCTCTCTTGACAAGGACTTTGATCAAGTTAAGGGGTGGCATTACAACTTCGTGAAGAAGGATAAGTATTATATCACTGAAGAGGAAGGACTCTTTAAGTTCTATCAACAGTTCTTGACGGGTGACTCAGCAGATAACATCATGGGTGTGCGAGGTATCGGGCCTGTGAAAGCTACTAAGTTATTAGAAGATAAGACTGCAGTAGAAATGTTTGATATATGTGCAGAGAAACTAGGAAGTGACGCAAGAGCTTTAGAGAATGGTATCTTGTTGTACTTACGTAGAGAGGAGGACGAGATATGGCAACCACCAAGACCCGTAACAACGGACGCTGGACAGAAGCCAGATTCAGAAGCTTCATAGTCTCAGCCTTGCGAGGAGCACATGGTAAATGGGGAGTAAAGTCTGATGTTAAAAGATATGCAAGAGTTGGTCACGGGCGGTATTGCTGTGCTGAGTGTGGCGACACTGGGCCGACTACTCTACCTCCACTGGATGGACAAAAGCGTAGACGAAATAACTCTGCTGTGGATCATATTGATCCTGTCGTGGAACCTAGTACAGGGTTTGTTGACTGGAACACGTACATAGAACGTATGTTCTTAGAAGCTGAAGGTTATCAGGTACTGTGTTGGCAGTGCCATAAGGATAAGACAGAAGCTGAAAGAAAACAAAGGAAGAAGAAATGAGTAGACATTTAATCATACCTGATACACAGATCAAACCTAATGAGAACATGGAGCATATGCGATGGGCTGGTGAGTATGCAATAGAAATGAAACCAGATGTTATTATTCATCTTGGTGATCACTGGGACATGCCTAGCCTGAGCAGCTACGACGTAGGTAAGAAGAGCTTTGAAGGTAGGCGCTATCAAGACGACATTGACGCAGGTAACAAGGCTATGGACATGTTCATGCAGCCTATACTACGTGAGCAGGAACGTCTGATACGTAACAAGAAGAAGCAATGGAACCCACGTCTAGTGTTCTTAGAAGGTAATCATGAATATCGTATTAACCGTGCAGTAGAGAGTGATGCTAAGCTTACAGGTCTAATGAGTAACAAGGACTTCACCAGCTTACAGCAGTATAACTGGGAGTTCTATAACTTCCTTGAACCAGTAGTTGTTGATGGTGTATGTTATAGCCACTACTTCACCTCTGGTGTCATGGGTCGTCCTGTATCCTCTGCAAAGCTATTGCTCCAGAAGAAGTTCATGTCATGTGTTATGGGACATGTACAGGATAGAGACATAGCCTATGCACGACGAGCTGATGGTAAGAACATGACAGGTTTGTTTGCTGGTATCTATTACCAACATGATGAAGCCTATCTAAACCCACAGACTAATGGATCATGGGCTGGTCTATGGATCTTTAATGAGGTAGTTGACGGAGGGTTTGACGAGCTGCCTGTATCAATGGATTACTTGAGGAAACGCTATGCCATTAACACTGGAAGAATTGAAAGAACGCTTAAAGCAGTTGGATGAGACTATAGTTGTTGAGCTGTTACAGCTTGAGAGTGGTATGATAGTGGATAAATGTGAGGACATTATCATGGACAAGTTTAACGAATTAGAAGAACAGTTTGAGGACTTACATCATGGATAAAATAGAACCTACTATGTCACAGGTGGGAGGTGATCATTACACCAAGCTAAAGATCCAGCCTATGACATACTCAATGGAGAACAACTTAGATCCTTTGCAGCACACTACTATCAAGTATGTTACACGCTTCAAGGATAAAGGAACTCCAATAGAAGATCTGTATAAGGCACGTCATTGTATTGACATGTTACTTAAAAGGTGGGAGGAATAGTATGTGGATAAAGCCTGAGAACTTTGCAATAAATCTAGGGCAAGTGGTAATGGTAAGTGATGAAGATAAATCCATTGTAGTATCTACAGGTAAGCATATACCACTAAGCTCTTATGAATACGGACTAATTAAACAAGCTATTGAGGAACAGATAAATGAACACAACACTAAACGAAGCAGGGCCAAAGACACGCCTAAGCCAAGAAGTACACGCAACAAAGTATCGAAGTGAAGGTGAGAGTTTCAAAGAAGCACAGAATCGTTTTGCTTCTACGTTAGCAGACAGTGAGGAACATTTCTATGCGTTACGATCCATACTACTTGAACAGCGATTCATGGGAGGAGGGCGTACACAATTGGCTATTGGTTCACCGAATCAGACTACAGCCTTTAACTGTTTTGTATCTTCCCCTATTGAAGACAACTTCGACAGCATCATGGACATTGCTAAAGAGGCTGGTAAAACAATGCGTAAAGGCGGTGGCATTGGCTACGATTTCTCTCGTCTGCGCCCTAAAGGTAGTCGAATACTTTCATTAGGAAGTCAAGCCTCTGGGCCTATCAGCTTCATGAAGATTTATGATAGCTTGTGTAAGACAGTGAGCAGTGCAGGGCATCGCCGTGGTGCACAGATGGGAGTGTTAC